CTCTTGATGGTAAGACAGCTACATTATCAGAAAACGATATTCAAAGAAGAAACACAATTGCAGTATTATTAGCAGATTGGTCTTTAATTGACATAGTAAAAAAAGAGGCTGCTGAAAACAAAGCACCTTTAAGTCAAATTAAAGTATTACCTTTTAAAGAAAAGAAAGATTGGATACTATCCGCAAAATATAATATTGGTAAAAAAATAGTTAAAGATGATGAAACAAATGGTGAATAAATGCAAGTATCTAAGTTTAAAGAGTTTATAAAAGAAGCAAGACAGCAAGATGAAACCGATCCTATTACGGTCGTTGTCATTAGCAAATCTTCTCCTAAAGTAAGACGACAGAAAACTGGTAATAAGAAATCTAAAAAAGAAATTACAGTAAGTTTTGTACAGAAGTCTTGTGCTAAAAGAAAAATACCTTGTTATATAATCAATACTAAATTTTCAATCATTACAGACAAAGACGAAGAAAAAAATACATTAACTATCTATAACTATGATGGTGAAGATGGTGAACAAACATTCATTGGTAAGAATACAGTAGTTATTACAAGAGCAGGTGCGATAGAAGATGAAGCAGGACTTTCTTTAATATCAGCATTTCAAAACTCTGGTGCGTTTATGTTAAACACTAGATCAGCAATGTTAACTTGTGATAATAAATTAACTTCGGCATTGTTATTCGAAAAGTTTAATATACCAACTCCAAAGACTGCCTTTATATCAAACGAAAAGAATTTAGATAACGCATTAAAACTAGTAGGTAATAAATTTCCAGTTATTGTAAAAACATTAACAGGCACACAAGGTATTGGTGTTGTTAAAGTTGATAGTTATGATTCATTAGTATCAGTAGTACAAGCATTATTTAAACATGACGCTGAATTATTATTACAAGAATATATGCCAACAGATTCAGATATAAGAACTTTTGTTGTAGATAATAAAATATTTGCATGTACAAAACGTGTTAAAAAATCTGGAGAGTTTAGATCAAACGTACATAGAGGTGCTGTTGCTGAACCATATAAATTATCTGACGAAGAAATAGAAATTGTTTTAAGAACAGCAAGAGCATCAAAAGCATATCTTGTAGGTATAGATCACATTACATATAAAGGGAAAATTTATGTATTAGAAGCAAATGGTTCACCAGGAACTGGAGCTGATTATGAAGGATATCATTATGAAGATTATATAGATACACCAGATACAACAGGAACAATTAAAGGAAGTCAGTTAGTTGATAACGTTATAGAATATATTTCAAATAGGAAACATTGGGATAGACAATCAATTGTAGAAGTTGGTTACTTAGAAACAATAGAATTATCCACTGTAGGCAAAGTAAGAGCAAAATTAGATACAGGTAACGGGGCTGAAACTTGTGCTTTACATGCTGAAGAAGTAGAAGTAAAAGATGGTAAAGTTTCTTGGAAGTATGATGGAAAAAAACATTCAAGCAAGTTAGAAGGTTATCATAAAATTTTTAGAGCAAATACAGATGATGGTCAAGGAGAAAAAAGACCAGTAGTTAAATTAGATTTAACGTTTAACGGCTTTACATACAAAGATGTATCGTTTGGACTTGATGAAAGAAAAAGATCAGCGTCTGATGTATTATTAAATAGAGATATCATTAGAAAAATGAATGCTTCAGTTAACCCAAATAGAGAATTTGTATTAAGTAGAAGAATAAAACCTATTGACAAAAAGTAAAAAGTATAGTATAATAAAGTAAATTGAAAAGGAATATATTATGTTAGAAGTAAAAATCTTTAGATTAAGTACAGGCGAAGATGTTATCGGTCAAAAAGCAGAAGGTAGCGATTCAAATTTAACTCACATCAAACAACCATTTGTGATTGTACCAATGCAATCTAAACCAGGCGCACCAGTATCTTTAGCATTAACACCTTATATGCCTTATGCTGAAGAAGAAACAATCGTACTTAAAACTAATAATATAATAACAGAAGTTGATCCAAAATTAGAAATCAAAAATTCATATAATCAGCATTTAGGAACAGGAATAATTCAAACAAAAAAACCTAAACTTATTATAGATTGATGATTACAGTATATTTTGTTAGAAACGGAATGAAAATTAGAGTTGATGTGCCTATTGGCATGACTTTAATGGAGGCCGCTAAAAAATATAGTGTAATAGAGATAAGAGAAATAACTGCTGATTGTGGTGGCTCTTGCGCTTGTGGTACTTGTCATGTTATAATAGATGAACGTTGGATTGATAAACTTTTACCAATTAATGAAAATTACGCCGAATTAGATATACTAGAATTTGATAAACAATATAAAAAAGGATTGAGTAGATTAGCCTGCCAAATACAATTAACAAAAGAACATGATGGCTTAATTGCTCACTTATTGGATGAAGATATTAGATAATGAACTTTTACAAATCAGTTATAGAACACAGAGGTAAACTTCTAGTTAGAGGTATACATGAAGAAAAAGAATATAAAGAACGAATAGACTTTGGCCCGACTCTTTATTCATTAACACAACAACAAACAGAATTTAAAACTCTACAAGGACAGTATTTAAAGCCTATTACTTTTAAAACAATAGATGATGCTAGAAGATTTAGACGTGAAGTAGTTACAGATAATTCACCTATCTATGGCCTAGAGAGATACCATTATCAATACATTAATAAATTTCATCCTGATAATATAGATTGGGACAAGAAGTTTATTAAAATTTTTACATTAGATATAGAAACTAGTTGCGAAAGTGGTTTCCCAGATGTACAAAATCCTATAGAAGAAATACTTTGTATTACAGTTAAGAATCAATCTAATAAACAAATACTAACTTGGGGAACTGGTGATTATAAAACAGATAGAACAGATATAACTTATGTAAAATGTAAATCAGAAAAAGAATTAATGTTTGAATTTATGAAGTTTTGGATTAAAAACTATCCAGATGTTACAACAGGTTGGAATACTAAATTTTTTGATATACCATATTTACTTAGTAGAATTACTTTGATTGCTGGTGAAAAGGTAGCCCAAAAGATATCGCCTTGGAATTTAATTCAAAAAGAAGAAATACTAGTAAGAGGAAGACCACAAACAGTTTATGAAATAAAAGGTATAACTAATTTAGATTACTTAGATTTATATCAATGGTTTATTCCCACAAGACAAGAAAGTTACAAGTTAGATTTTATAGGTGAATTAGAACTTGGTCGTGGTAAAGATGAAATGAAACACGATACATTTAAAGATTGGTATACAAAAGATTTTCAATCATTTATTGATTATAATATTCAAGATGTTGAAATCGTTGACGCATTAGAAGATAAACTTGGACTGATTGATCTATCATTAACTGTTGCTTATGAATCTAAAGTAAACTATGGTGATATCTTTTCACAAGTAAGAGTGTGGGACACTTTAATAGCCAATCATTTATTGAAAAAAAATATTTGTATTCCTCCACGTGAAGATAATACTAAAAATGAAAAATATGAAGGCGCTTATGTAAAAGAACCACAACTTGGCATGCACAAGTGGATCGTTTCATTTGATATTAACTCTCTATATCCACATATCATCATACAGTATAATATTTCACCAGAAAAGATTATTGGTTTAAATTCAGAAGGCATATCAGTTAATAAGATGTTAGACAAGTCAACATCATTAGATTATTTAAAAGATAAAAATGTTTGTATTACGCCGAATGGCGCACTGTTTAAAAATGACAGTCAAGGGTTTCTACCAGAGATGATGGAAACAATGTACAATGAACGTGTTGTTTTTAAAGATAGAATGTTAAAAGCAAAAAAAGAATATGAGAAAACAAAAGATCCAAGTTTGATTAGAGAGATATCACGTTGCCATAATATTCAATGGGCAAGAAAGATTGCCTTAAACTCTGCTTACGGCGCAGTAGGTAATGAATACTTTAGATATTATGACGTTAGACAGGCCAGTGCCATTACAACAGCAGGTCAGTTTATTATTAGATTTATAGAAGAAAAGGTTAATAGTTATTTAAATAAAGTTTTAAATACTGATGGTGTAGATTATATTGTGGCATCAGATACAGATTCTATCTATGTAACATTAGATAAACTTGTAGAACAAACTTGTAAAGACAAAACAGAAGATCAAGTGTGTAATTTTTTAAATAAGGTTGTTGATAGTAGAATTGAACCATTCTTAAATAAATGTTTTGAAGAACTTGCTGATTATACAAACGCATTTAAAAATTGTATGGTGATGAAACGAGAAGTAATTGCCAATAAAGGTATTTGGGTAGCAAAGAAAAGATATATGTTAAATGTATTAGATGAAGAAGGCGTTAGACTTTCTCAACCTAAATTAAAAATTATGGGTATTGAGGCAGTTAAATCTTCAACACCACAAGTATGTAGAGGTAAGATTAAAGAGGCCATTAAAATTATAATGAGTAAAGACGAAGATACTTTACAAAAGTTTATTGCTGATTTTAAAAAAGAGTTCTTTACTATGTCGGCTGAACAGATATCTTTTCCAAGATCATGTAATAACATGAAAAAATATTACGATAGTAATAATATCTTTATTAAAGGAACACCAATACATGTTAAAGGGGCTTTAATTTATAATCATCAAGTAAAAGAATTTAAACTTAAAAGTAAATATCCCTTAATACAAGAAGGAGATAAAATCAAGTTTCTTAAACTTGTAGAAGCAAATCCATTTAAGTTTGATGTGATAAGTTATAT